GTAAATTCCGTTTGGGCTGCACTGTATAAAACGCCAGCTGCTCCAAGAATAGCTCCAGATTGCATCTGAGCTTCTTCTGAAACACCTGGTAAAGTATCAGGCACCCTAGGTCCTGCAACTTGCACTCCGTGTAAAGAACACCAGAGATTAATAGTTACAGACTTCGGAATGGAGGAATCAGCTGAATAAATCCAGGGTCCTCCAATAATTTTCAAAGTATTGAAAATCAAATCAAACGGATCGTCAGCATAACTGGCCCAATCGAGCCACTTATTAACTGAACACCAAGGCACCATCAATCTTCCATTGTTAGCAGTGGAAAAATCGGCAATTTGGCAATCCGTGTGAGAAAGTAATCCATAATCTAAAGCTAGAGTTGAGGATCTTCTCGAGTCCATGGGAATGCAGGTAAAGGCCATTGCTCCCCAGACTTGAGGCACAGACATAATTTGGTACCGCCACTCCAAATAATCCCAACGCAAATATCTAAAAGAAGACATTGCCTTGGAAAAAGCCGTTTGTTGAAAAACAGTAGGAGCAATAAATAACGTAGTAGCAGAGCTAGTAGTATAAATTATGTCAGAAAGGGCATACTCACGTTCGAGTATTGCCACAGGGGTTTGATCAGCCCAAGGAGAAATATCTCGAGGTCGAGGTAATCTTGGGGTTATCGTAACAACGGTTACAGGGGTCTCTTCTATAAAATCGACCAAACCGTTGCTTGTGGTCGTAGTTGTAGGTTCTTGTGAAAATGAGTCGGCGATCCAATTTAACGATAGGCCTGGGGTTAGCTGATCAACATGCCCAGACTCGAATTCCTTTTACTATAAGGCGCGATCCGTGTTCGAAAGGAACAAACACGTCCATGCATTCCTTATTCACTCAAAGAGTGGATTTTTGCTCAATTTTTTACGGTCGAGAGCTAGACCATGCTTAAAAGTTATGCACGATTGTGCATCATTCCAGTACCCCAGCGGTCTTCGTAATATTCATACGAGCCAGCTGTGTACGGTATATTATAAATATCGCAATACATGCGAATTCTAATTTCTTGCGCTACAAACTCTTCTTTGCCATAATGAAAATATTCCATCATAGCTTGCTCAACATTAATTGCGAGCTGTTCAGAAGAGGAGCGCAGTATTGATTTTCTTATCCAAAGAAGCATACCATGTATNCTTTCCTTAGCAAGAGGGGCAGTGTAAACATTTCCGCGTGGACGAAATTTGCGACAAAGAAATTCTAAATCCTCAAAATCAAGGAATTCAGATTCAATCTTATCTTTAGAGGGAGTGGTATAAGTCATACCAAGTACCTCCCAAACAAATTCAGCGAACGTTTTCATATTAATGAACTCTGCGAGCTCATCACACACTGACCAAAGATTATCATCGCCATAAACGGCGAGTATCAAATCCTCAAGGCGAGAACGCTCTCCAAATCCGTTCGTTGTACAAACGTACCAATGGAAAGCATTGAAAGAAAAAACATTTACAAACGAGTTTAAAAAACCCGTTAATAATCCTCCTGAACTATTCATCCAGTCGGACCAGTAACATTCCCCATTAATAAC